CGCATTGACGATCGGGAGCATTTCCCGGCCGCGCTTGACGAAGTCCTCCGCAGGCCGCCAGTCTTCCGGCTTGCCCTTGAACTGGTCCTTCGGCCGCCAGCCCATCTCACGGGCTTCGGCCTCAACCTTGGGATCGGTTGCCGGGGAATCTTCGGCAGCGGTAGTGTCTTCGGCGGCCGCTGTTGCGGCTCCGTCTTTCTCGTCAGCCATTGTACCTCTTGGTGGTGATCGTGCCGCCGTGGCGGCTACCTTGGTAGTAGTAGGCGAGGCCGGGCTTGATACCGGCTTCCGTGCACACCACCCGGCCATGCCGGGTGCCCAGCTACGCACGGCCCTGTTGGGCCACTCGGCCGCGTCCTTCCGCGATGCTCGCCAATCTCTGAAGCTACGCTAGCACCGCCAGCAAGGCCACGAACACAAAGGCGGCCACTGCGAGCGGCAGTACCCAGCGATCGGTAAGGAGCATGTGTATAACGGAATTGACGAACACTGCGTTTTCCTCCCTGCTGCAACCGAATGGATACTACGCCAGCACCGCGGCGATGTCCTTGTCTTCAACCAGCCTATAATCCTTCCCGTCCGCGCCCTTGATGGCGAAGCCGGCGAACTTGGCGAACACGACGCGCTGCCCGACCTGGGGCTTCTCGGCGTCGATCGGCCACGTCTCATAGCCGAAGGCCAGCGGGGAGACGGCCACGAGCTCGCCCTCCATGGCCGCGTACTGCTGGCGGTCCTTAGTCTCGTCCGGGATGATGATGCCGCCCGCGGTCTTTGCCTCGACCGGTTTGGGAGCCACAAGCACCTTGAAGGCGGTCGGATGGATGCCGTGAGCAATAGGCGGGCCTAACACAACATCGCCAAAAACGTCAGCTAGTGCTCGGCTCAAGATGCCTCTCCACTTCCTCGAAGGTTAGGTTTGTGATGTCCTCGGCCGTCTGGCTGCGAGCCCGTAGGTCCGCCAGAAGCTCGGGGTTAACGTTGCCCGTCTGCCAGCTTGCCGCCATCCATGCTTCCTTGGCTTCAGCCGACATGGCCGTGAGCATGCCGAAGACGGCTTGCGTGATGTTGCTGGCCTTCCACGCCTCGAACTCCTCCCGGTCGATCAAGCCGGCACCTTCGGCTTCGCCTTGGCTTCACGATCCGCAGCGCGATCCATCCGGCCTTCCATTGCCCGGCGCTCGCCCATCTCCGCATCGCGGTCGCCCTCGGCCGTATCCTTCATCATGCCGATGGCCTTCATCTCAACTTCGGCGCCTGTTGCGGCAGCCTTTGCCAGCGACAGTTCGGCGGCGGCCTCATTCTTCGTGCCTTCGGACTCGATCTTCCGCACCTCAGCCTCGGCACCAGCCTGTGCAATCGGGTTGGGCTGCGGCGGCGGGAGCAGCTTGTCGATGTCCTCCTGGCCCTGCGCGGCGAACACCCGGCGGCGGAGTTCCATCTGATCGACCATCTGGTCGTTGAGGAACGTCATCAGCAACTGCGCCCGCGCCAGGCGCTGCATATCGGTGACGAGCTTCGGATCGGCCTGCGGGCAGATGTCGTAATTACTCTCGTCGTAGTCCTCGCGCTTGATCGCCTTGGGCTCGTCGAGGACCGTAAAATACGCCTCGTCGGCAAGGTGCTCTGCGTTGAGGCGGAAGAGCAGCTTGAACTCCTGCTTCAGGGAACGATAGATGCGCTTGTAGATCGCCGTGAAGACCTTCATCCCCTGCTCGATCAGGGCCAGAGTCGTCGTGGCAGTCTGGTTGGCGTCCTTGCCATCCCCGGTCATGATGTCCTGAACGGCGGTGATATCCTTCGCCGCGTCGATCATCAGGCCGAGGAGGTTGAACAGAACCGCCGAGGGGCCGGGGAACTCGTGGTTGACGATGTTCTCGCGAAGAGTCCGGCCGGATGATTCGACGGTCACATAGCGGCCGAGTTGCGCTTCGAGGAAGCCCTTCTTCAGCCGCACACCCGACCCAATGAAGCCGCCGCCCGCGTTCTGCAGGTGCCCCGCATCGAGCATCTGATTGATGGTCGTGTCGATCGCAGCTCCAATGGACCGGAGAAGCTGACCAAACCCGATATCGTAGAACCCGCCCTTCGGATCGGGGATGAAGCCGTACTTCACAAAGTAGTCGCGGCGCTTGATCCGCTCGACCTTCGTCGGCCCCATCTTGATATCGTCAAGGCCGTAGTTGGCGACGATCCGAACGACCTTGCCGGTGTCCTTGTGGACCGTGACAATGTAGGGCTCGCGATAGCCGTCCTTGTCGAGGTCGAGGAGCCGGTGCTGCTCGAGGAAGTCGTGCGGCGCATCGTCGTCGCCTGAGCCTTCATCCGATACCGTGCCGGGCTCGAAATCCTCCAGCCACAGCCCTGCTAGCTGCCGCTCCTGAATCTCGTGCGGGTAGAGCTTGATCCGGTGCGTCAGCCGCGGCGTCGTCTCCAGCGAGCGGGTCGTGCGGTTGACGACAACGTCCGGCCCGGCGACCATCTCCGACATATTCCGGCCAAGCGTCGGGGCGAAGTAGACCTTGCGAAAGGCGGTCCCGACGATCGGAAGCTGCATCAGCAGCGTGTCGGTGTCCTCCTCCCATTCCTCCATCTCTTCCGTGAGCTGGTAGCTCATGTGCTTTGAGATGCGGTCGGCCTTCGCCCGCTTGCCGCCCGGCTCCAGCTTCCACTTCGGGGCGGGCTGTCCGTCAGGCCCCTGCTCAACGACAGGCTGGCCCTGTTCGTCCATCTCTGGCTGGCCATCGTCCGAGCCTACGACCTTGGCCTTGACGATGTTGTCCCCGTCGACGATCGCAGGATAGGCTCTGGCGTTGAACTGGAGGGCCGCCACGGTCACAAGCGGGTACTTGACGTTCGATGCCCCGGCAAAGGGCGTGTTCTTCGCCTGTGGCACCTGAAGGGCGAGTTCAAGGGCCTCCCTTGCGGTCTTCGTCCACTCCTCGTTGGAGCGCTCGTCGATCTCGAATTCGCTGAGGACGAGATCGCCGATGCGGCCCCGCTCCTCCTCGTCAAGGTCCTCCGCGATGTTGTCAGATGCAACAAACTCCTGCAGGCGCTTCGTGACCGCAGTGATGCGGGGAGCACGCAGGGGCATGTTGCGGACGGGGGCGTTCACCGGACGGCGTTCCGCACCAGACCTAGCACAACACCCACCCCCATCGCCGCTAGCGTCACCCAGCCGAGTGCGTCAGGCACGGGCAGGCCAAAGGTGTCGCGCAGCGTTCCGAAGACCGCAGCAGCACAAACCGAGGTGAGGAAGATCAAAAACCCCATCATCAGTACCCCGTGATTGGGTTGCCGCCGTGCCGTGCCATCTGCCGCTCCATCTCGTCTTCCTCGTCCGGCTCAATCCGCGCCGAGGCCATGCCGGTCATGATCAGGTAGCGGGTGGCATCCATGAGATGGTCCATCGTCTTCACGACGTGGCCGTGCTCATCTCGGCGATAGATGCGGTACTCAGCGAGCCAGTTGTGAAGCGTCTTGAAGACCTTGAGCCCACCCCGCGACATGCGCTGGTAGCAAGCGAAAAGGCCCGCCTCGACAGTGTTGTCGGCGTCGATCAGATTCAGGCCGAGGCTCCGGTACTCGTCCGACAGCCGCGACCCGTCCTTCGGGCTGATCTTGCCGTGGGTGGACGGGTCCATCGCCCCCACGATCCACGGCCCGCGGGCATTGACCGCAGAGGCGTGAACTGCCGGTGGCTGCTGCCCGGCGTAGTAGGCCGAGTAGAGGTAGACCGTGTCGCTGTCCCGGTCCCAAGCGCCCCAAACGGCCGCGGTGTGATTCCAGTCCGCATCAAACCCGTAGGCCCTGGGCCAGTAGGCCGGGATGGCGAAGGGCTCGACTGTGATCAGTTCCTCGGCGAGTGGATAGATTTGGCCTGCCCCGAGAACGGGGATGCCCTTCGTTCTGGCATCACGCTGATGCGGCGGGATCGCGTCCCAGAGCTGTTCCTTGGCCTTATCGGTTAGGTGCGGAACATCGTTCCACGTCGCTTGCACGGTGAAGCGGCTCACGCCTTGGCCCGCCGCTTCCGCATCAGATCGCGCTGGTAGGCCCTGCGCTTGTCTGGGTCTCGATAGCGATAAGCTCCCGAATCCACCTCGCCTCCCATCGAAGCGCCTGAGCGCGTTCGAGGCGCTGCCGACGGACCGGCAGCAGCCACCACACCCAGCTCCGGTACATCCAGTCGATCTCGCGCTTGATCTCGGTCAGACGATTTTGGAGCATTGGCGCATCCCCTTCCGCACCACTTCCACGACCCGCAAACACCGCACCTGTTAGCCAGTCCGGTGTTAGCCATACCTGTTAGCCACAACGTCAACTGTCGGCGCCAGCCCCGGCAGGAACCGGAGCGCAATCTCGGTCAGACCTTCAAGAGGCGTGAAGGTGCAAAGCATCATACCATCGGTGGTCATGAGCCGAAGCATGCATTCATCGTACACGAGCGGATCAGGTTCCTCGTCCAGCCAGACAAGGTGCTTCGCCGTGCCCTGGAACTTCTTCCGGCCCTGATCGAAGCTTTTGAAGCCTATGAGCGACGTTCCGCCCGATTTATGCCGAATGCGCCCGGTATCCATGGCCCCTGGAACGCCAGCCCGCTTGGTCGGCTCCCCGATGATATTCGCTGCAGGAATGAGCCCCGTACCGAGTTCAGCGAGCGGCCCCATGAGAGCAGCCTGGACGATGTCGCGGGTCGTCTCCGACGTGTCGCCGGCAGCCCACGCCTCGATCGGATGTGTGAACCGCCTGCCCTGCCACCAATCGGGATATTCGCCCGTCAGATGCAGTGCCGTCTCGTAGCCGCCGACGCCCCAGGTTTTCCCAACGCGGTTCGCTGCCATCATGCAGCGCTCCTGGTCGGGAGCGGCGAAGAACTGCAGGTGCTTTGGGTAGAGTTCCCGCCTAAGCGGTCCCGTGTCCGGGTACAGTCGGTAGAGCTTCGTTTCCTTCTCCGCCTGCGCCAGGTCCTCGAGGAGCGACAGGATTTCCTCCTGTGCCTCCAGCGGAAGCGAGCTCACGGATTCGAGCTCTGATCTGCTCAGGGGTGCGTCGTGGAGTGACATCCTCGCGCTTCTCGATCACCAGTCCCAGAAGCCGCGCCTTGTTGAAGCTGGCCGATACCATCGCTGCGGGCTGGCCGAGCTTTGCTCCGAGAACGCGGGCTTCTTCGAGTTCGTGGACGAGGCTTTCGACCGTCACCTCGGCCTTTTTAGCGCCGCGTTCCTGCAGTTCGGCAACGCGCGCTGCCACGTCAACATTTGTCAACATCCGAGATGCCGCCTGCCGATGCGGCTTGTACCCTGCCACCCGATAGGCCTCGGTTGCATCCTTGCCTTTGGCGATCTCCTGAGCGAAGCGCTCGTGACGAGAGTTGGTTAGCGGAGGCATGGACTCGGGCGGCCGGTCATGTCGGCTGCCTCCTGTCAGGGAATGGAAGGGGTGTAAATGCGAAAAACCCCGCGTTAGCAGGGTGTTAGGCCAGATGGCCGAGCCGCTGGCAGGATAGTCCCGACATCCGGGGCCTACCGCAACTCTACGCCGCGGTTACTACCTCGACGTGATCGGCTGGAACGACGATCTCCGTCTTTCTGCCGAACAGATCAAGCCATAGGGTGATTTCCCCTTTGGTGTCAAGGCTTCGCAGGGAAGCAACCACAGCGTTGAAGCCTGCGAACGGAGAGCCGTCGCCCATGCGAACGAGACTGCCCTTCTTGCCCTTGAAGGCGAAGGCACGGCGAGTGCGGTCGTCGGCGCCAATCTGCCCGTCCTCGGCCGCGTTCTTCATCAGCACGGCCATGACCTTGTCGGGGACATACAGCGGCTCCTCGCCGACGTGGACGACAGCGGAGACGCCAGCGATGCGGTTCACCTCTCCAACCTCTTCGACGCGGCAGCGAACGAACGTGTAGCGGGGAAGGAACGGGCGCTCTACCTCCTCCTGCTTGCGGCCCTTGCCGGCCCCGAGGTTGCGCCAGCGCTTGACAAGGAGGTAGGGATACCAGCGGGTGAAGCCGCGCAATTTGAGGAGGCGATCGACGGCGGCTTCCCATCCCGCCTGCGTGTGGACAACGTGCCAGCGAGCGCCGACGACGAGGCGCTCTGGCTCCTCCTCCGGGACATGGACCCACCACGTTTCTGGCAGCTCGCGTCGAAGTCGGTCCATCAGCGTTTCATCGATCATGACTTCTGCCCGCTTGGCGTTCTTGGAGCGTTGTGGGGCTTGATGTTGGGCATGGGTTAGGCGGGGTTCGGAGGCTTCGGAAGCGGAAGCCAGTGCGTGGGTTCGTACTCCCGGAAGATCGAGAAGTTCTCATCGTCGCGGTCAGCCAACTCGCGCATGTCGTCCCACCCAAGCTGGTGCGTGAACCATCGCGACTGCTCGCCGCTGGGCACACGCCTCTGCGTGTCCGGGCCGTCATTCACCCATGTGTATTGAGGGCGGCTTTCCCACCGCGCGATCCGCACGTCTCCGTAGTCGTGCGGCCCGTAAACAATGATCCACGCTCCATCCTTCGGCGCGGTTTCGATCGGCTGCCACTCGCTCATCGGATAGCCCTTTCAGGGAATGCAGGAACGGAAGGGTAGACCCCGAAGCCCTCAAGGCTCAGGAGCGCTGAGAACCTTCGGGCTCGATCCTCGGGGGATGTGTGGTGGTAGCTGTCCAGCTTGCCGAGGACGTGGACGAGGATGTCCTGCGTGGACCTGGTGGGGCGGTCTTCTAGTTCGTGGATGTACTCGACCATCAGCGACTCCATGCGTTGAAGATGCGGCGAACGGCGTAGCCGCGGATAAGTGAGACTGCTGTGAAGATGGCCCCTATCCAGAAGGCTTCGCCAAACGTTGGCGAGAAGCCGAACGCCGGGAGGACGACGATGTTCGTTGCCACGGCCACGCCGTAGCCGATGGCGGTGCTCGTCAGAGCCTCGGTGAGGCTCATGCGGCGGGATTGGCTCACAGCAGGGCCTCCTGCTTCGCTACGGGCTCAGGAGGGGCGGCGACGAAGAGGTCGGCCTGCTTGTAAGCGTCATCGATCCTGCGGCAGGCGATGTCGAAGTACTTCGGCTCGATCTCTATGCCGATGAAAGAGCGGCCGAGCTTGGCGCAGGCCACGCCAGTGGTGCCGCTGCCCATGAAGGGATCGAGGATGGTGCGCGCCGGGCTCTTCCCGATCAAATACTCCATAAGGCTCACCGGCTTTTCGTTGGGGTGCGCTCTCCCCATCGACGCCCGAGTGACGACCCAATGACCCTTGATAACGCCCTCGTCGCGCGAGCCGGACCAACCGCGCCCCCCAACGAAGATTAGCTCAAAACTACCTTTCCATGGGAAGGACAGGTCCCCCATCCCGCTCGCCGGGCCCTTGTCCCATATCAGGGTGCCACGTGTGCCGGCGGGGGCCTCGCGCTTGTCTGATCCAAAGCAAAGCCAGTCCCCCGAGTGCCATGCAAGGACGGCATCGCGAGCCGAGCAATCCCCGTCAGACGCGATCTGCGACCGCATCCACGCAGCCGTCGTGGTCGCCGCCACATAGTTGCTCTCAAAGGCAATTCCGTACGGCGGGTCCGTTACGCAGGCGCCCACCTTCCCGAGCGTCGGGAGCACTTCCCGGCAATCACCGAGCGCCAGTCGAGCGTTGCCTATCGTGACCCACTCAACCATTGGCGCTTCTCTGCAAATGCGAGAGCTTGTGCATCCGCTGGCATTCGCGGCACACCCGAGCCCCCTTTGAGTTGATGCGAGTATTGTCGGCGCTGAACTGGTGCCCGCGGACGCACGTCGTCTTGGCCCGCTTCGCCGCCGCAGCCGCCGCTACGCCAGCGCTGGTGCATTCAGGCGACACCGCCTTCGTGACGCCGCGAAGGGATGCTTGGTAGCAAGCCTTGGAGCAGTAAAGGCAATCGCCGCGGTTAATCTCGACGCGCTTGCGCCAGAATGCTGTCCTACAAATTAGGCAGTTGAACGTCGCCCCCGTGCGAAGCTTCGCGGCGACCTTTTCCCTTCGCGCAGTAGGCCAAACAATGCCAGCCTGCCCCTCCCCGCCGTCTGTGACGTTGAGCAGACGACCGCCCATGCGATACTGTGCTATCCAATGTCGCTCGCGCTCCGCCCAGTCCACTTCCGGCGGAACGAACTCCAGCACCCGCACGCAAAGACGTGCGCCCTCGGATAGGCGCTTCCGCAGCCATCGATAGACCGGCAGATGCGCCTTGCGCCCGGCTCGCGCAGCCGAGATGTGCGCCTTGTGCCGGTCGACGACATACCCCGCGGTCTTGCCAACGTAGCGCGGCTCTCCGCTCTCCTCGCAAAGCGCATAGATGCTGACTTGGGTAGCGTTGCCGATCTGCTCGACGCGCATCAGGCGGCCTCCTCGTCGTCGTCGGGATCGGGAATCCAGCCACCGGGCGGCGGGCGCGTGATCGCTTCCCAGCTCGGGTGCTTCATCCACGGCTGGCGGATCGGCTTCACGATCTCCCGTCGATCCCCGGCCACAGCATCCCGCCGGCGGTCTTCGTCTCGTAGGCGCTCGCACTCGGCTGCGATCTCTGCGGTGCTGGGAGCGAAGGCGGCGTTGTGGCCCTCGACCTCGCCCCGCATGAAGCGCCCTGCCGCGCGGCGGATGTTCTCCTCGCCGTAGGAAGCAAGCGCCTCGACGTAGACACCGACGACCGCCGCCGGGTCAGTGGGGCGGTCCCGGAATGAAATCAGCATCTTCGTCAGGCTCTCGGCGATACGGGTAAGCTCCGCTCGCGATTGCCTTGCGTTCCAGGTCTGGAGGGTATCCGTCGCCATTTTCGAGTTCCGCTAGTTCGCGTCGTGTGGCCTGGAGGATGTCACCGAGGGTAGGCTTGCCGTTCCCTGCCCTGCCCGGCGGGCCGGCGGCTCGCGGCATGACGTAGCCGGCCGGATAGGTCTCCCAGCCCCGCTGGTTGAGCCATACGGCGGCCTGCTGGACGTAGGGCGTGCCGATGTGGCCGAGGATCGTTTCGGCCTCGGCGTAGCGGCCGGCGGCTGCAATGATTTCCTCGGCATCGACGCCCGAGCGGACCGCTGCGTCGAATTTCAGGGAGGCGGGGTGCTTCGGGTTGTTCCCTGCCCGCTTCGGATAGATCGACCAGAACCGACCGAAATTCTCTCGCGCTCCAGAGAGAGAGCGTAGCGATCTCTCTTCTGGCTCTGGCTTCTGGTTAGCATTGCCGTCGGATTGCGTTGGCATTGCCGACGCATCTGGCTGCTGTTGGTTTTGTTCAGCTTTCCGCCACCGCTTTTCGGCGGCCTGTTTTCCTACCTCTGACTTTTCCGTGCGGTAGACTTGCTCTTTCTGGACGCGATCGTTCCACAGCCCGCCCTCGACGAGGACGATCTTGCCGCCATCGATCAGTGCCGCGAGCGCCTTGGAGAAAGTCGAGTTAGACGCGCCGCAGAGGCGGGCAAGCCGTGCCGGATCGTTGGGCAGCGGCTCTCCGCGCTCGTACATCATTGCGATCATGGTGATGTAGACGCCGGACTCTACGGCGCTAAGGCCGCGCGTCCCCGCGAGCCAGTCCGATGGAAAGAACCTGACCCACGGAAGGTCACTCATGCTGGGCGCCCTCAAAGAAGTCCGAGGGGTGGTAAGGTGGATCAGACCCAGGCACGCTGAGATGATCGTAGGCTTCGAGACTATCCGTGAACTCGTCGGCGCCGAGCACGCGGTCTGCGAATGCCGTGAGCGCCATCCGCATGTACGCCACGGCGTCGGACGGGGCGATGTTGAACCATTCCCCATAGGCCCGGACGCACGAGCACGTCTTGTGGAACGCCCGCTCAACCTGACGCGCGTGCGACCTTTTCCAGAACGCGTGCGTAGCGAGCAGAACGATAATGTCCCGCTCGGTGCTCTGAATCTCCTTTAGTCGATGCCGCGGATGCTGGGACAGGCCGATTTTGCACGGCCCGACGATCTCGTTGTCTGGCGACAGACGCGCCATGATGTAGACGTAGTGGTCGCGCTCATCGCGCGTATTCCACTCGGCCGAGTTTTTCGGGACGCAGCTCATGCCAGGAGCCTCGCCCGGATGGCTTCAACGTCAGAGGAGATGGGATCGCCGGAGGCAATGAGTTCGGCTATCTTCCGGTAGCCGTGGAGGATCGTCGTGTGGTCCTTCCCACCGAGGAGGCGGCCGATCTCCGGGAGCGAGCGGGTCGTAAGTTCCTTGCTCAGGAACATGACCACCTGTCGCGGGCGGGACACCAAGCGAGTACGGCGATTGGCGAGGAGGTCGATCTTTCGGATGTTGAAATGCTCGGCCGACGCGCAGATGATGTCGATGACGCGGATGCGCCGATTAGCGAGCGCCGCGATCTGTTGCGCCTCGCGGGCGAGGTCAATCTGCGGAGGGAGGGAGATTTCCACAGGCGAGGCGTAGACAATCCTCGGTTCTATGCGCTTACGCACAGGACGAGGGGCCATGCGGTGAGGGAAGAACGCCCGCCGCACCCCGGCGTAACGCTCCGTCATCTCCCTGCCGCTTGCTGGCGATGAAACAGCCACCATCTGGCTCATGTACGCACCTCGGCTGGCTGATGACGGGTGAGGGAGCGGTCGGGCTCTAGAACCTGGAGGAGGTCGAGGAAGGCGATCGCCTCGTCGTAGCCCTTGACGCAGCGGTACAGGCCGCCGGCCTGCTGCCACTCCTGCTCAATCTGGCGCTGTTCAGGGGACTGCCGGCCACCGAGGGCCTTGAGCTCCAAGCCGATGGCCCTGCCCTTCCACAGGAGCACGTAGTCGGGCTCGCCGGCCCTCACTCCCTGCCGCTTGAGACGGGCGCCAGTCTTGGCGGAGCGGGCTTCACCGTTCGGGACGGCGAAGAAGTGCAGCCCCTCCTTGCCGCGTAGGCGGAGGGTGTCGTGGATCACGCACGCCAACCGAAATTCGGCGTCGTTCCGCATCACGCCGTCTCCGTCTCTCTTGGAGCGGGCTCTAGAGACTGACGGAAGATGGAAAGGGCCTCGTCACGGAGGGGGCGGAAGCGACGGGCGGAGAACGGCGAATCTTGCCCGGCAGCCCACCCATTGGTGATCGGCCGCGAAATCTCCTCAAGAAGCACAGACGGTTCGCCCGTAACCAGATGCGCGAGATAGTCGCGTATGGTGTAGACCACGCCACGGCGCAAGCCGCCCATATTCGGCCTCCAAGTCACCAGAGGATCGGGAGGTGCCCATTCGGGGTGCGGTTGGTCATCGACGCAGACCACCAACTGTCCAACGTGAAACATCAGATCTTCCTCCCCTCAAAAAGGTCGGGTTGAACGACGCGCTCCTGCCTGTCCCGGAGCTTCCGGGTGCGCTTGCGCCACTTCGCCTCCGCCTTCGCCGCGCGTTGGGCGCGCCACCATGCGAACGCCTCTGCCACGGCCCAAATCCACCGCATTCACAGCCTCCTCCCCTCGATCTCGCGCCGTAGCGCGTCCCTGGCTGCCGCCGCAGCCTCCGCTTGATCCTCGAGCTGCCGAAGCCTCTCGGCCCGGACTGCATCGTCCAGCCACCGAGGAGCCTGCGGGAACAGCGCGGCGAGCGCCGAAGGGCCGTAGGCGCCGATGAGCCGGGCAAGCTGACGCGCCTGTGGCAGGGAGGCGTGGCAAAGCCACTTCTCGACCGTCGCGGCCGAGATGCCCGTCTCCGCCTCGACACATGCCGCAGTATCCCTTGGGTGTAACCGCCGCAGGAACGTGGATAAACCTACGTGGCAAGCCGTAATTCGGTCTGCCTCTGAGCGGAAGTTCTTCCGGTAAGGCGTATAAGTCATTTCCCGTCCAGTGCTGTTCAATGGCAGCGCTGAAGACGGAGCTTGGCTATGCATACTCACTGCGAATACCTCGACGACGACGCGGCCGAAGACCTTGCCGGGAGAACGGCCGCGAACGAGAACGAGTTTGGTTCAGAGGAAGCCGGGATGGAGTTCGAGCCCCTAAGCTCGATCGTGAACCGGCTGGTTGGAAGGCTGGTGGCCGATGGGGAGTGACGGGTCAGCCCGCGGTCCACCATCGCCCCGCCGCCGAAGCGACGGGGCGGCGTGGTATCGAGCCTGTGCCCGGACGGAATTCCGACGGGTTCGGTATGGCGCATCACCTCCCTTCGGTAAGAGGCAGGGAAGGGAGCGCCCGTCCCGCACGGGGAGGCGGAAGCGGGGCGGACGCCTCTGAGGCGGAGGGAGAGGAGGCCCTTCGACGCCACAGGCTCGATGTCTCGGGAAGAAAAGACCGGCACCGCCGGCAAGACGCGCGGGAGGTTGGACGCGCGATGTTCGGATGAATGGCTGCTGAACGGGGCGGGCTTGTCCCCGTAGTTCACCGCTGCCCGATGGCGCAGGGTCGTTGTCACAACCCCTACATGCAACCGTCCGTAGGCACACGGGGCGCCTCTGGCGGAGGGCGGCTGATGGGAAAGTCGGAAGCGGCTGTCGTTGAGCCGTGCGTGATCCAGACGCGCTACATCTCGGGGATACTGGCCCCAGTGTTCGATGGGCAAAACTGGATCGTCACCGTGATCGAAAGGAGGATGCTCGACGGGGAGTGGTGCAGGGTCGTGGTGGATCGCTACGCGCTGTCCGAAGCCGACCTGATGGAGGCCGTCGCAACAGCGATGACGCCGCTGGCGGATCGGGTCTGCGTGCCGCTGGTGCTGCACTCCTGACATCAGGCAGCCTCGCCTTCGCGGATCGGCTCGTCCCTAAAATCGTCCGCCGTGATCTTGCCGTTGCTGAAGGTGCGGAGCGCATCGATGGTCGCCCAGTCCGGGCGGACCTTCCTACGCCGGATGCGGCTGATTGTGGCCCTTGAGACGCCGACCGCTTCGGCGACCTCCTCGTCCTTGAGGAGCCTCCGCTTGGGGTTCTTCCCAGCCATGTAATCAGAGAGGTGCATAGCTCCTTGTACATGGGGCGCACATTGGCCGTCAAGGCCCTTGTACGCGAGGGGGCATGTACGATGACAGGAATGGGCTGCACCCTATGTACATGCCGCCCGTAACCCCCCGCTTCAAAGGCCGTCCGCAGCTCCGGCGGACCTTCATCCGCCAGTGGCGCGAGCACCAGGGGCTCACCCTCGAAATGCTGGCAGAGCGGATCGGAACGACGCACGCCTCGTTGAGCCGCGTCGAGCGCGGCCTCCAGCCCTACTCCCAGCCGCTTCTTGAGGCACTAGCAACGGCGCTTGGCGTCGAGCCCGCCGATTTGCTCATACGGAACCCGGAAGACCCCGAAGGCATCTGGTCGGTGTGGGACCAGGCCAAGCCCGCCGAGCGGCGCATGATCGTCGATCTGGCGAAGACGGTCACGAAGACCGGAACGTAAGCCCCGACAGTGGCTTGAGTCCCGCCGCGTAACCCGCGCTGGCCTTTGCATGCCCGATAATGTACACTAGTCGCACATTCCGCTTGACGGGCGTTGTGCATGGGGCGTACATATATCCCATCGAACAACGCCGCTGATGCGGCCCCGATGGAGGACCGAGATGAGCAAGCTGATTTGGGAGACCGAGCCGAACGGATCGCTCCGAGCGCTCGGGGACAATACCGGCGCGGAGTACCTGATCGAGGTCGGATTGGACGGCAGCTTCGTCCTGTTCATCGACGGCTACGCGACGACTGACTTCGAGACCGCCGACGAGGCGAAGGCCGACGCCGAGGAACACGAAGCCCGCGACGAAGACCCGAACAACACCTTCCGTGGCGACTTCGCCGGCTTCGCGGAGAACCACTAGCCATGTCCAGCCACCTCGCAGGCAAGATCAATCGGGCAGTCTCCGACTTGGAAGAACTGCTGGAGCGCGCACAGCGCGAGTTTGAGCGGGACGACCTCCCTGATGGATGGGACGACGACCTCTCCGACGCTGACGAGGCCGCTCAGAACGCAGCATCGCAGATCGGTTCCGCGTCGGACTTCAACGAATACCTCGACAAGATCGAGGCGATGCTCGTGCGGATCGGGCACTTTGAGGAGGCCGCCTAGATGCACTCCCCCTACGCCACCACCATCCGCCCCCTGGACATTTGCGACGACGTTTCGCTCGCCGTCAGCCAGCAGCAGCGGCTTGCGATGCTCAAGGAAGACCTCCGGGTCTCCCTGCTCCTTGAGCCGATCGAAACCGCCCCGGCCGAAGGCGAGACGTTCAGCGCCTACCTCACGAACGGGGCGCGGGTGACTGCCGAGCGGTTCGACGACCGCTTCGTCGCCTACGACCGCGAGCACCCGAACATGTTCCGCCGCCCGATCATGGCGAGCGAGTTCGTCGGCTGGCTCAAGGACGACGAGGACGGCGACGGCGGCCTGCCTCCGCTCGTCCCACGTGAGGATGAGTACTCAACCGCAGCCGCTCTCGGCAGGGAGGAGGATTAGATGGCTGTTCGTCAAGACAAGTTCCAGCCCGGCGACGAAGTCCAGTGGACTGAAGAATTTTTCAACCTTGGGGTTGATCTGTCCGACGGCACCGAAGGCCCGTTCCTCATCCTCACCGTTGGCGATGTCCCCTACCAGCCCGGTCACGACGCCGGGGACCAGTCCAACTGGCAGGCCATGGGCCACACCCAACTCGTAACGCTCGACGAACTAGCCGGCACATGGAGCGGTGCGTTCTTCGAGAAGGTTAGCCCCGCTCCCGACCGCCCCATCAACGACCTGTCAGACGACAGCGATGCTCTCGCGTCGGCTGGCTTCATCGAGGAGGCGTAGATGGGCGTGAAGCAGGACTTGCAGAACGCCGCCGCGCTGCTCCGCGATGGCGGGTGGTGCCAGTTCGACATGAGCGATGGGTATGGTCGGCACTGCGTCCATGGCGCTCTGTTGGTCGTTGCTGGCCGGGACAACGGGCGCTTCTACGCTGCTCGCGACTTCCTCCGGGACAGGGTCACCGGCGGCGGGTTGATGAGCTGGAATGACTCCCCCGGCCGCACTGCCGAGGAAGTTATCGCAGCCCTTGAAGCCGCTGCGGAGGCCGCCGATGCGTAACCTCGCCCGCCTCCATCTCGCAGCTTCGTCGGCAGCCTTCGTTTTCCTCCTCGCCGCTGCGGCGCTCCTGTGGAGGATGACGTGACCAAAGCTGAGAGCTGCATCCTTGGCATGCTCAACGCCGCGCCTACCGCCACGCATTGGTTCGCGAAGCGGTGCGGTATCTCCACTCAGCAGGCCAGGCGCGTGTTGTGGCGGCTAAGGCGGCGAGGTCTTGCCCTGCCGGTCGAGGGAGATTCGGGGCGCGTCTATTGGTGGGCAAAGCCATGACCCGCTTCCGCTTCCCTGCCCGTCTTTCCCTGACGATCCGCCCGAAGCGCACCACGCGCCGTCTGGCAGACAACGCCCGTCTACGTCGTCAATCCCTCCCCAGGCGCTCCGTAACCATACGGGGTCCGGGCTGTTCTGAAATCTACTTC